GTTTTGTAGTCTTAATAGGAGCAGGTGTAGCAACACCACCAGGAATAGTTGGTCCTGGAGTTGTGGGACTCCAACGTTTGCCTTTATTTGGTCCTGAGGTCACAAAAGGATATCGTCCATCTTTACCTTTTGGAGGAGGAGCAGTTGCACCGTCTTGATTGTCTGGACGTTTAACAGGACCAGGTTTAGGCTTGGGTCCAAGATCGGGTCCAACTTCTATCTCGTATTCAAGATCAGTGGGTGTAGGTACAGCTTTGGCTGGGGCGGGCATTCTATAATCTGGATCCCGATTGCCGAGTTCGCCGGCATTCGGGTTAACAGTTCCAGTTGGTAATTCGTCGTCGTCGAGTGCTGATGCTTCTATTTTTGATGCCAGTGCTATCGCTGCTGCTACCGCTGCTGCTCCTGCTACTCCTGCTGCTGCTACCGCTGCTACTCCTGCTACTCCTGTTGCTATTACTCCTGCTATTGATTTTGCACCTTTGCGGCTCTTTGCTTCTCTTGCCATTTTATTTTGAACCTGGCGTTTTTTCTTAGTAGCCTGAATAAACACATCCATAATTTCTTTGTGTCTATCTGCGGCAGCATATTCATTAATTTCATTGAATGAATATTGTGTATCAAAGTCTTGTGTATCCTGCTCTCTGCTTTTTTGCATGAAGGAGAGCATATTATCCAGAATTTTAACTGCTTTACTTGTATCTAGACCAGCCACAGGTTTTGTGAGTATACTTTCTTGATTTCTCTGAATAGCTGTTTGAATTTTTAAAGTCATCTTAACAATCGAAGTTAAGTCGTTGCTGATTCTACTTGCGAGTGCCTCAGTTCTCTTTGAAACATTCTTAATCCCGGAAGAACGAGAAGACCCAAAGACTTTATCAATCAATGGGTCTAAAATTCTGCGCTTCTCGATTTCTTGGTCTTTCGAGTTCATCTAATTTTTCTCTCGTTTTGTCTTTGTTTTAACTTGTTATTTTCTTCCTCAACATATTGTATTAGCATACCCACATATACATCACGTTCCCACGGTATCATATTCTCAAGTTCCGTCAGGCTGTACTTGTGGTGCTGCATCAGCGAGAAATTAGTTTTATAGTAATTTCTCAGGTTATCATGGCAAAAGATTAGCCGAAAAAACTTTCGAGCCCTTCAACGTCCAGCTTGTGTTCAAAACCACAGCGGGAACATTTCATTTCAATTTTCTTTTCAATCTTAGGAAGGTTTCCGAAAAAATCTTCAATCATCGAGAATTGTTTCTGATTTAGATTCTCAATGAAATCAATCAATTCTTCGGCAGTTGTCTCTTTTGCATAGTAGAACTGTTCACCGTCATAGATGTACTCAACAGACTCTGCAATCATTTTGAATGCAACATCAGAGACAGATTCTAATTTAGAGAGTTTTTTCAGTATAGAGAACTCCGGATACTTTAGCTTAATCGAAATTTGATCAGTGAGTTGAATGATATCATTACCTTCGACCAGATTCTCAACTTTAATTTCAAGTAGGTTCAGTGAAGTCTCCATGATATTACCACATACCTTGTCTTCCACTTTGTTATCACAACGATATTTGTTTTCAACCACTTCACCTACAGACCTTGCGCGAAGGTTCAGAAAGTAAAATTCAACATCTAGCACAGGAAGTTTCTCAATATCAATACCTTCAGTCACTGTGCAATTGTTGAGAACTTGTTTTATATTTTGTTCAATTGATTGTTTGTCACCAGACTCCATAGCCATCAGTAGATTCTTTTGTTCCTTAACAAGGAATGGGCGGAATCTAATGTGTTTTTTGGAGAGTGGAAGATCCAATTCATATACCGGAACATCAATTTTCGGAAGAGCCATATTATATTTTCCTTTTTGTTAATTTAGGGGGAAAGTAATCCGGGCCCCAAATCCTTTCCGTAAGGATCTGGGGGCATAGGGGAATTAAACAAGTTTCCGAATTTACGAGGGGTTGATGGAGGGAGTCCACCAAACAGCGAATCAGCAATAACATTTTCAATTAGTTCCATTCCAAGTGCTTCAAGTGAGTTGTTTCTCCAAGAAGTATATGCAAACGTAACGGTTAATTTATGATGACCATCAGAAGACCAGTCTAGTTCCATCTGATTGATTGCTATCGGATATGCATCAATCAGGTCAACCGAATAAGAGACTTCATTCCGTATATCATACTGATTAATGCGAAGTGCAACTGCATAGTCGCCTTTATATTTTAGATTGTAGTTAATCGTAGGTGAAATCCAGTTTAGCCATGCATCAAAGAACTTCTTCTCAGACATATTATCAGAGACAATGAACGTGAGACTTAGATCACCATAGGAGGTCATGTAGGGGAATTTCTCCTCGACACCATAGATTTTCATCGAGGTTGTCGCAATAGTACGACCAGGAAGTTCAGCAGTTTCACAGCGGAACTTTAGTTTTCGAGAAGTTCCACGGTATGGAATCAGACCAATAGGAATTGGAATATCTACGTCAAATTTATTCGGGCGCGCAAGTTCAGTTTTAAAACTTGCTTTGAATTCTGCGATTGAGCCTGCCATTAGATTACCTTACTTTTTGCTTGTATGACAGACTCTTTATGAACCTTTGCAAGGGTTGCACCTTTAAAGACTGCCGTTGGTAGAAAGAGTGCTGTTTCCCATTCATGTGGTAGTATGGTCATAAACTTTGACCTGACTTGGGAATTCAAGTATCGTTTCAAACAGGGTCTAAACTCTTTGAACTTCTGTGTGGAGGTCAAAATATCGTAGGTTATACGAAGTCGTTTAGGCTCATCTTCATCATTAGTAATAGCAAAACGCATAAGTTTATCTAGAAAAATTGCACGATATTTCGGTGGAAGATAGTGTAAATTCAACCCGATAAACCCATCTGAGTCTCGCTTGAGTGGAATCACCAAAGGGAATATGTCGTAGTATGGGAGTTCATTCTTGGTGATTGGATCATAGAAAAAGTGGTATAGACCACCCATCAAAAATCTTCCTTTCTGACGGTCTCTTTCACTTTTAATTTCTTTGGCCAGTTTGATTGGATTTTTCAAGTGTCTGGTCTGTTCCTGAAACCATGCAACAGACTTACGGGACAGGAATACCTGTTCATGTGCTGTTTTTTGCTGTGCTATTTGAGTTAGTGTAGATTTCATCCTCTATTTATACTAACAAGAAGGATGTATTTTGGTGAGCCAATCCAATTCTTTTCTTTCTGAATTTTCGGTGTACCAACCTTCTTTTGTTCGGATGTCGATGAGGGACTGGAAGTATTCGGTATACATTTTACCAATCTTTCCGAAATTGTAGTTCTTTTCAGCCCATTCTCTACATGCTCTATTATTTATGGAATCAATGTTATTTGCTGCCCAGTAAAATTGTTCAAAGGTACGACACCTGTATCCAGTTACACCATGAAGAACAGTCTCAGTAAATGCACCCCAATCTACTGTGATTACAGGAGTACCAGAGAGCATTGCTTCGATTGCAACGTATCCGAAAGGTTCATTGTAGATAGTTGGACAGAACAGTGCTTTTGCACCAGACATTAATTTCTTGCGTTCTTCGACACCGACATAACCGACATATTCAACATGATCTGGCCATTCCTCACCCAAGTTACAATCTTGGGGGCCGTGCGAGGTTCCAGCAAGAATCAGCTTAACTCCCAGCTTTTTGGTAACCTGTACTGCAATATCAACACCTTTCGACCAAACAATTCTGCCACACATGAGGAAATAATCCTCCTTCTTCTCTCGATATTCAAACTCCGATAGGTCAAACCCAGAAGGAATCACAACATCATAAAATTTATATTCAGGGTCTTTGATTGCTTTGATACCTTGGAGTCCATGCATCACGGCATATGATTCATAGACCTTATGTGGTGCAAAGGCTGATATGTATCCAATTGATGGTTCGACAGAGATTAAATCGGAGTGTGCATCACAAACATCTTTTTGAGTTGAACCAAAGAAACAGAGAATGATATCGTTTGGCTGCTTTCTCTTTTCAATCTCGGCTATACAATTTCTGTTGAATGTTTGATATACCTCATCGCCCTCAGTAAACTTAAACCCAGAAACTCTCCAATCATAGATTCCATGCACCCGGTCCAGTAATGCTTGGTCGGTAACTGTTACATGTTCGTCACAAACAACCTGAGAATTTTCGTGACCATAATGGATCACATGCATTCCTTGCTCTTTATACATCTTACAAAAGTTAATCACTTTTTGAGTAAACGCACAAACGGTGTACTCTTTTGTTGATGCCGTATGAGGCACAGACAACACATGAAGTCTAATCATTTTAATCCTAAATCGTATTCCGTCAATATTTTAAATTCCCAGCCTCGGTCCTTACAGAATTCAGTTGCTGATTTCCATTTTGATTCGTTGATTCCCCAAGTTACTACTTCATTGATATATTGCTTGGTAACCTTCTTCTTTTTCTCGGGCGGCATCGTTTGTCGGTGTGGCTTCACCTCCAGTATTTGCACCCTTATTGTATCATCTTTTTGCTTAACTTTCACGTAAAAATCAGGAAAATAACGGTGAACACGGTTGTCTACCGGAGACCTATAGGGTATCGAAATTTCCTCGGATGACCATTCAATAATTGATTCATTACCATCGAGCCAGGTCATAACCCTACATTCCCAGGTGGATCGGTATATAATATTAGTGTAATCACCACGATATTTTTGTGGATTTTTCGGTGAAAACTTACCCTTGTATGCCATAAATACCTATATTACCTTTAAAAAAATCAACCATGCCTATATCTATCCCGACTTCCGTTGCAGGTATCTCAGTACCCGGTGCCATTAATGGACCTCTGAGTTTACTTTATGGAAATAAATACCTCAAAACCAATCTAGCATTTCCTAGAGATTTAGGTTCGAATCCGGCTAGAAATCATGTGATTTTGTTTGATATACAAGTGCCAAGTCCAGACAATAAGCCATTGGCTCCGAACAATCTATTAAAAGACTTAGGCTCTGGCATTGCCGCCGGTGCGGTGGCCACGCTGGCGCAAGGTGGCCTAGCGGTCGCAAATCTTGCAGGAAATACGACAGGGGCAAGCGCCGCGCAGGCCACAATAGATGCACAACAACCTGCAATTCAAGCAGGTATAAAAGCAACGGCTGAGCTTGCTGGCAATATCACAGGTGTAAATCTAAAGAAAATTTCTTCAACTTCAATTGCACTTTATATACCAGATACCGTGAATGTATCATATGAAGCAAGTTATAATGATCAATTTTCATTAACTGGCGCATTGGGTACTCCATATCTTCTTGCACAAGGCGCAGTTTCAGTTTTTGATGCCATGAAAGCAAAAGGTAGCACGGCAGAATCCGTAATAAATCAATCAGGTAATGATGCTGCAATAAGAAAGGCTTTAGGTGAAGGTGCAAATAAATTATTGGGTACTCAAGGCCTCGGTGATCTTGCATTGGGTGCCGGTGGTTATGCGATGAATCCACAATTACAGGTTTTGTTTCAGGGTATAGGTTTTAGACATTTTCAATTTGATTTTGTTCTAACACCATCAACAAAAGAAGAATCTATTACCATAAATAAAATAATTGCGGAATTCAAAAAGGCTGCGGCGCCAGAATTTATGACCAATGGTATACTCACACAAAGTGTATATTTAAAAATACCAAATAGTTTCAAAATTAAGTTTTTATATAATGGTGCAGAGAATCTAAATGTTCATAAAATTGAAGAATGTGTTTTGTCTGGCATAAATGTGGACTATGCACCAAATGGCTGGTCTACTTTCAATAATGGTGCACCAGTTCAAACAAGACTCACATTACAATTCATAGAAACTGTTATTATTGATAAGAAAAAAATCGGAGAAGGTTATTAATGTTATACTTCAATACATTACCCAAAATATTTACACCAGATCAAAATGGTAATTATATTTTACTTACCAACATTCTTACAAGGGCAAAGTTGGTTGAAAAATTGCAGGATAATCCAATGTTATTCTATAAGTATACCATACAAGATGGAGATACTCCAGAAATTCTTGCGGAAAAATATTATGATGATCCTTTTAAATATTGGATCATACTCTACTCAAATCAAATAATGGATCCACTTTGGGACTGGCCTCTACCCTATGAACAATTTTTAAGTTATATTAATTCAAAATATGCTGACGAAGCCGCCGCACAAAGCCAAACTCCATTTGAATACACCAACACCACAGTAAAAGAATATCAAAAAATAACAACAACTGTAGATAATTATTCAGAAACGACAACTGTGCAGACTATATCGGTGGATTTTGCAACCTATTCAGCTACAAATGCAAGTGAAAACACATATATTATACCGAGCGGTTCGACATGCACAGTAAAAATCTCCAAAAATTTACTAACCATTTTTGATTACGAGTTCAATCTAAGTGAGGACAAAAGGGAAATTAAGATTATGGATAATAAATACGTCAACCAAATGGAAGAACAATTTAAAATATTGATGAGTGCATAATGGCAGATACATATCAAGTAGCAGGCGGTAATGATTTAACAATAGCTAGTCCCACACCACCAGAATTAACTTCGGAAGGATTAGTAATAGCCGACCAGTTCTATTTGGAAACTGCCGAATTAATTACACCAGTAGATATAGTAAATATCAAAAGTTTAATTGTTGAATTATCTTACTATGAAGATATACTTAGGAGTTCAGTTACTGGGCATGTATTGATGAGCGATTCAATCAGTTTAATAGAAAGACTTCAACTTTCCGGTGGAGATTTTTTAAATCTCAGTTTTAGTAAATCGAGTGGAAATAAGTTATCATCAATCAAAAAGTATTTCAGAATCTATAGAGTTTCGGAAAGAATATTAAAGAATTCTGAAACAGAAAATTACACTCTACATTTTTGTTCAGAAGAACTATTTCTTTCAGAACAATCAAAAGTTAGTAAACCCTATTCAGGTCAAAAAATAAGTGATATTGTTTATGATATTCTAAACAACCATCTAAAAATTGATGATAAGTACATTGCGCTCCAAGAAACAGATGGGCTTTACGATTTTATTATTACTTACAAGAAACCTTTTGAAGCAATAAATTGGCTCTCGACATATGCAATACAAAAGAATAAAACAGGTGCAGACTTTCTTTTCTTTGAAAATGCTGGTGGCTTCAATTTCATATCACTTCAGAATATGTTCAATCAAAATATATATTCAAATTATGTTTATAGCCAAAGAAGTGTGGGAAAAATAAATGGTCAAAGTGAAGTACAAAGAAATATACATGGTATAAAATCTTATACATTCCTCGATACGTTTGACTCCCTCTACGGTGTTACGAGTGGAGCATTTGCTAACAGATTGATATCTGTCGATCCTTTGACCAGAAGATACAAGGACACGAAATTTGATTACCTAAAAGATTATGTGAATAAGGTTGATAAACTAAACGGAGCATCTGTCATCAATGATTTGAAGAACCGATTTGGTAAAACACAGAATCAAAACTATGATGGTGTTCTCAAAGTGATGGTTTCAAATGCTGACCAGAAAGTTGCAAAGGGTATCAGTGATATTCCTTATGCTGTTGCTGGAGATGTTCGAGTCGAAACATATGTACCATATCGAACCGCACAAATTGCACTCTCTCACTATTCAAGAATCAAGATAACACTAGCAGGAGACCCCAATCTTACTGTGGGGAGAACAATAGGAATTGAATTGCCTTCTTCGGTGAGTAATAAAGATGGTTCTGGTTATAATGAAGGTATTCCAGACCCAATAAACTCAGGTAAATATCTAATTGCTGCGGTTCGACACATCATCACCACAGAACTGAAATATGAAACGGTAGTTGAAGTTGTGAAAGATTCTTTTGCTTCTTCAATTAAGGGTTACACTTCTTCAACTCAATTAACAAACGCTATAAATGGAAAAAGATAATGAGTAATTTCACAAATAGATTAGGGCATGATAATTTCGTTTGGTGGATTGGTGTTGTCGAAGACAGATTTGACCCACTAAACATTGGTCGTTGCCGGGTTCGTATCTTTGGTTCACACACGGAGAACCTAGATGAACTGCCGACAAGAACATTACCATGGGCTACACCACTCTATCCAATAAACAACTCAAAATCATTCTCGGCTCCTCAGGAAGGAGATTATGTTTTTGGTTTCTTCCTTGATGGTATGTCTTCTCAGGCACCAGCAATGCTGGGTGTGTTTCCTGCAATTCCTCAGGTTGATGGTGCATCACAGCCAAAAGGTGTTGGTTTCTCAGGTATGGCAAAATTAAAAGACCCAACACTATCAGCCAATGCAAAATTAACTCCTATTGTGTATGCGAATACACCAGCAATGACACTTGTTCGTGAATTTAAACCTACAACTCCATCTTTGGGTTACACAAAGATCGGAACAAGCATTGCGGCATCAGATAATTCTAGGGCACACGTTTGCGACATTGCAAACTTAATTAGATTCGAGGCTGCAAAAGCAAAATTAGAAGCATTAGGTGTGTTTGCTGCAATACGTGCAGCAATCGAAGCACTAACTAGCTCGGCTGCGCCTTCACCAATTGTAACTCAAATCGTACAAGCAATCAAGGTTATAAAAGCATATGTTTTAATCATAAAAAAAGCAGCAGATTTCATCAATGGAGTTATACTCGAAATCGCAGCATATATTAAATATGTGAGAGATATGATAGCATGGATCATTAGCCTTCCGGCCGAACTTTATAAAATGTTAATTGCTTGCTTGAATGAATTGTCTTCAGCACTTACTGGCGCACTAAATATTTCTGGTTCGACTGGCATTTTAGGTGAAGTTAAAGACCTAATTTCTACAGTAGTATCAACTGGAGAATCTGTGCTGAAGGTTGTTAACACAACCACCACAACAATAAATGCCGCTGTGGCGCTCACGGATCCTAAATCCTATGGAAAAATATAATGGCAACTAAACCTAAAGACTATTCGTGGACAGAACCGGCATCAGACTGGAATGCAATACCACCATTCAATAATGTTCAGGCGTCAGAATCGGGACACTCCTTTGAGATGGATGACACACCAGGCGCAGAACGGGTTCGACTTCAGCATAGAACTGGTACCTTCACTGAGATTCAAGCAAACGGACAAAAAGTAGTCAAGATTGTTGGTGATAAGTATGAAATAATTGCCTCTAATAATAATGTGCTAATATCAGGTGTATGTAATATTACAGTTGAAGGCGATTCGGTCATGTGGGTTAAAGGAGATTCATACTCGCAAGTTGATGGAGCATCTTACCAGACCGTGAAGGGTAAGACGAACATTAATTCTACAGATAATATTGAAATCTTCACAGAGGGTGATATAGACTTGAATGCACTCGGCTCAACCAGTTCAATCAACTTGAGAGCATCAGATTCAGTGAATATACATAGTGATGTGAACGTTTTTGGTTCATTAATAGGTCGCCAATCTATATCTGCGGTTGAAAATGTAACCGCTGGACTGCAATTGTCATCATTTCTCGGTGTTGAAACTTTCGGCCCAGTATTGGCCGGTGGTCCAGTGATTTCTGCCGTGTCGGTTTTTGCACCATTGGTTGCCGGGGTGATAGTGTCAGACAGTCAAGGTCCAATGGATCTCATTCGTTTCGAATTCGATATACATCGACACTTCGCAAAAGGTGGACTAACAAGTCTGCCTGTAGCTGTAATTTTATTGTAATGGAGAAATAAATGTCTGGACTTTTTGGTATTTTAGGTTTCAATTTTGATACGGCAAAATTTGGTGATGCACAATATCTCTCAATTGGTGCTCAGAAATTTCTGAATGCTGCTCCACTGGCGATTTCCTCTTGGGCTCAAGCAGACCTTGCAAATAATGATGTTGCGATAACAAATTATTACAAGAACCCACAAGCTAATGTATGTACATTTTTGACGGCTAATGCAACAGCAATTTATAATTTTTCGTCCACTAAAGAATTCACGAATGCATCAAATGTGGCGATGATAACTGGCTCTGCAAATGCAATATTAGAAGTTGCAAAATTCAAATCACATACGGATAATGTATCAGGTATAGGTACAACGACCTCAGAGCAAGATACAATTCCGACTTTGAGTAGTGCAACAGCTATTGGAAATTATACAATGAGAATTCTTAGTACAACCGACGGTTTATCGAATACTACTCCAATGTTGGGAAGTTTGACTTCACTGTTCATTAATGACGAATTGACAGCAAACTCGGTTATGTTATATAATGATTTATTGACACTCCAAGGTTCAATTGGGCCCACAGGAAACTCGGAAATTACACTCACACAATACAATAATATAGTTGCCAATATAACTTCAGTCACGAATTATACAAATCTTCGCAGGACTTCAGACTGGGCATTCTTTTCCAATTCAATAGCTTTGGCTACAAATTCAATTTCATTGAGTAAATTTGACAATATTGGTAATACACAATCTTATTTGATTGATAATTTAATAGGTACGGATAGATTGAAACAAAATCTGGCAAACACATCCAATACGTCATAAATACCACATGGCACAAACACTAAACAAATTATACGCCGACCTCGATTTTTCTTTTACTAGAACGCCTGGTAAAAATGATATCGCATTGAGTTATGACGAAATGGCGGTTATTCGTTCAGTTCGATATTTGCTTTTGACTAAAAATTATGAAAGGCCTTTTCAGTCTAACATTGGCTCAAGAATTGAACAACTTCTATTTGAACCCTTAGATTATCTTACTGCACAAAGTTTGAAAACCGAAATAGAAACAGTAGTAAATAATTTCGAACCTAGGGTTAATCTGATACAAGTGACAATTTATGAAAAATCGGAAGATAATGCATACTCTGTTTCTTTAGAGTTTTATATTGGAAATAATGTCGAGCCAACAGCAATAAACATAATTCTTGAGAGAACACGATAATGGCAACAACAGCTAATTCCGGATTACAAATAACCAATCTTGATTTTGGATCAATCAAATTAAGTCTGAAGAATTTTCTTCAGAACCAGGACACACTTAAAGATTACAACTTTGATGGTTCAGCTTTGTCTGTTTTAGTAGATTTACTTGCATACAATACACAATATAATGCATATTACCTGAACATGGTTGCAAACGAAATGTTTCTAGACTCAGCAGTGCAAAGAAACTCAGTCGTTTCACATGCTAAAATGTTAAACTATATTCCAAAATCTGCGGCTGCACCAAAGGCAGTTATTAAGTTGGTTGTGAATGGAGTTTCGGGTGCAACACTATCAATACCGAAAAATACTCCGTTCATCTCCGAAGCAATTGATAATATCAATTATACATTTCTGACATCAGATTCAACAACGATTGCCGTTTCTTCCAATACTGCGACATTTAACGATTTACAAATTATTCAAGGTTTATATTCAGCTATTGTCTACACGGTTAATACAACTGCAAATCCATCACTCATATTTCAGATTCCTGAAGCCGCTGTCGATACTTCAACAATTTTAGTGAGTGTCCAAGAATCTTCTACAAATTTAATCTCACAAACATTCACACAGGCGTCAGATTATACAACATTAACACCTTCGAGCAAAGTATACTTCCTACAAGAAGGAACGAACGGCAAGTATGAAATTTATTTTGGTGATGGAATATTAGGTTCTTTATTGATAAATAACAACGTAGTAAATATTACATATGTTACAACAAATGGAACTGCATCTTTTGGTGCAAACTCATTTACTTTATTGTCTCCTATTGCTGGTTATTCAAACACAGTTATTACCTCTATTGATTCTGCAACATTAGGTGGTGACAAAGAAAGTATTGCATCAATCAAATATACTGCACCTAAGGCATATGCGGCTCAAGGTCGTGCAGTAACAAAAGAAGATTATATTTACTTAATTCAAAACAATTCAACAAATCTACCAATTGAATCTGTTTCCGTATGGGGAGGTGAAGAAAATGTACCTCCAGTATATGGGCAATTGTTCTGTGCAATTAAACCTTCCGGAGGTTTTACTTTGACACAAACACAAAAAGAACGTTTAATTTCGGAAGTAATTCGACCAATCTCTGTGCTTACTGTTACACCAACAATAGTTGATCCAGACTACACTTTTGTTAAAATTGATTCTACTGTTTATTTCGACGCAAGAAAAACGACATATAATTCAGGGCAAATAAACCAGATTGTAAAGAGTGCAATATCCAATTTTGCATCGAGTACGCTCAACACATTCAATTCAACATTCAAAATGCCACAATTGATTACTTCTATACAATCTTCGGATCTTTCGATCATTACAAATGAATCTACAATTAGATTACAGAAAAAGATTTATCCTTCACTGAACTCAGCAACAACATATTTCTTAGATTTTGGCACAAAATTAAAACGAAATTACTATAATGCTGGTGTATCATCTTATCCAGATTTTTCAGTTAGGGATATAAACTCATCAAATGCAATTAGGACAGGTGTGCTTTTTGAAGAAGTGCCAACCTCAATTGGTGGTGTTGCATCAATTAACGTTGTTAATCAAGGTTTCGGATACACTAAAATTCCAACAGTTAAAATAACTGGAGATGGAATAGGCGCAACTGCATATGCAGTTCTTGCTGGCGGCAGAGTTAATAGTATCGTTATTACTGACCCAGGATTAAATTATACTGAAGCAATTGTCACAATTACTCCTGCCTCCGGTGATTCTTCTGGTGCATTAGCATTTGCAAATGCTACACTCGAAGGTTCTTTAGGAACACTCAGAACATATTACTATAGTAATAACATAAAGATTATTTTAAATTCGGATGCGGGTTCAGTTGATTATGCAAAGGGTATGGTGACACTCACCAATTTTGCACCAATAGCTATTAATGATCCGTTAGGGCAATTCACAATTTCTGTAGTACCAAATTCTACTATAGTTTCATCTACATTCAATAAAATTGTTGCACTCGACCAATTTGATCCGGAAGCAATCACTGTAACCGTTACTGCGTCACAATAATGACTACAAATTTAGCAAATAAAACCTCGACGAAAGTATCTTCACAGTTACCTGAATTTGTCAGGTCTAATGAAACTTTTGTTGCATTTATTCAGGCATATTATGAGTGGATGGAACAACAAAATATCGGAGACTACAAAGAGGGTGTAGTGTACGGAACCCAAAATCTTTTAAATTATCAAGATGTTGATTATAGAGAGCCGGGAGAATCTTTCAATAAATTTATTGATTATTATGTCAACGACTTTCTTCCTAATTTCCCGACTTCTGCACTGGCAGATAAAACAAAGTTAGTAAAAATTGCAAAGAAACTATATGAAATTAAAGGTACTCCGGCATCATACCAATTTCTGTTCAGGGCACTTTACAATTCGGATGCTGAGATTTTCTTAACTCGGGATGCAGTTTTCAAAGCATCTGATGGTAAATGGTATGTCTCCAAAAGTCTGCGACTGGCAACGAATGATGAAACATTTCTATCAGTTCAAAACTTAAGAATTATTGGTTTAACTTCAAAGTCTATTGCAACAATCGAACGCGGTATTTCGGTTGGTAATAGAATTGAACTTTATATTTCCGACATTGGACGATTGTTTGAATCAGGTGAAGATATTCAAGTTGTTGATAATAACAATCAACCTATGTATTTCAAAAATGGTGTTGCAGTAAATTCTTCTGTTGTAGGATCGACAACACTAACTGCAAAAATCCTAGGATCAATTTCTTCAATAAATATAAATTCGAAAAAGCGTGGGCAACTTTACGTAGGGCGTTCGGCTACTTATTCAGGAGATCCGGTCGTGTTTTTTGGTGGTTTGAATTCTGATTCGGGAATAGGTGCAACTGCATTTGTAAAAGAAACTACTACAGGTTCACTCCGTGCAATTAACTTAATTGATGGTTCCTATGGTTACAGAGAAGACCCAAATACCTATATTCAAATCTCCGGTGGTGGAGGTTCTGGTGCAATTGCAAACGTTGGTTCAGTTAACCCTGCAACACAAATTGATGTCAATTTTGTTCCTCAGGATTACTTAAGTACGAGTATTAGAAACATGATAATTGGTGGTAGTTACACAGCATTTGCTGCGGGTACTACGATTAATGCAGGATCATTTATAGTTAATCAAAAATATACAATTTTGGTTGTGGGTGATACAGACTTTACACTCATTGGTGCAACATCGAGTACAATTGGTGTTACATTCACTGCAACTGACGTTGGTACGGGAACAGGAACAGCAACATTTATTAAATCGGCAAATACTACAATTGCAAATGCAGTTACTTTCACCTCATTCTCAACCTTTGCAATTGCATCGGTGTTGTTAAATAACGGAGGTGGTGGATATAGTTCGCTTCCAACAGTTCGAGCCGAATCTTTGTATGATACAAACGATCCACAAATTGTTGAAAATTTGAAAATTAAAGGTCATGTTGGTTCTCTTGGTATTCTGGGTCCAATTACAATTACGACTCCTGGAACAGGGTATGCTAATGGAGACATAATTACTTTTTTTGATGGTCACGGAAATGGAGCAAATGCAAACGTTACAGTCAATACGACAGGCTCAATCATTTCCACACAATATCGTTATCCGAACACTACTTCGATAATAACATATCCAAAAGGTGGTATAGGATACTCATCTTCACATTTACCTACACTTAATGTTTTGAGCGTCGGTGGTGGTACAGGTGCAGTATTGAATGTGTACACAGTCTTGGGTGAAAGTGCAGTATTGAATCCTGTTGCAGATGAACGTGGTATTGGTGCCATTACGTCATTCGTAATTGAAAATTTCGGTGAAGATTACATTTCTGCACCTTTAATCTCCCTTCGTGTGAGAGATTTGGTGGTTAAAAATGTTTCACTGAGCAGCATCGTTAAGACTGGTGAATTGTTATTTCAAGGCTCGAATGTAAATACTGCTGTGTTTAGGGCATATGTTGATTCAATTAATTTATTGACGCCTGATGCTGTACCTGCAAACTCAACTTATTTGTTGAGAACATACAATTATACATCAAACACAAAAACTAATTTACAATTAAATGTTACAGATAGAGTTTTAGGTTCAAATATTCATCTCGATTTAGTTACTTCATACAAT